TCATTCGCACAATCATGTTATCTATAATGTATTTATTATAGGTAAGAACTCAAACTTTATCACTTTAATAAAAGAAACCGCTCCTCATCTCTCCGGGGTACGTTGAATAAGGAACGGTCTCTTTTGTTTATTTCTACTTATAATATAGCATCGTCTATTTGATGTGTCAATATTTTCGCCCCACCTCTTCGGAGATGGGGCTGTGTTATTTAGATTTTCTCGACTGATTTTGAATTGATAATAAAGTTGCCGTTTACGATATTACCCATGTAACCGCCGTCCTGAGATACGAGCGTAGTGCCTTTTTTGATTGTTACGGTTATATCCTCAACCGCACGTAACTTGTCGCCCTTTTTGATGTCCGGCATGACATATTTGCAATGCATGTAGCCGACTGTGCTGTTGTATCTTACTTTTACACCCTCTGTACCGCTGTCCAAAACGGTGATGTGATCACCCTGTTTTGCGTTGATAATGACATTTTTCCATGTTGCATCGTAAATAGGGCAGTCACTGTTAAGATGTGCTGACCCTGGTCCAATTCTTCTTGTTGTGTTCACTGTGCTACCTCCTGTTGTACCGATTTTTTTGTTTAAGATTCCTTCCGCGATCGCTTCTGCGCACCGTTTCGCATCCCATGCTTTCGCATCGTCTTTGTCATCCACAAAACAACATTCCACCAACAACGCCTTTGACTTTGTATTTGCCAGTACAAATAAGTCCTTGTCGTATTTCGTCCCTCTGTTGCGGATTCCCAACTCTGTTGCAATCGCTTCGCAGATTCTGTTTGAGATTTCCTGTGTTCCGGTATCGTAATTCCATACCTCTACTCCTCCTGTACTTCCGTCTCCACCATAATCGTTTCGTCCGCTATTGAGATGGATACTAATGTCTAAATCCACGCTGTGCTGGTTGCACTTTGCAACGATTTTGTTCAGGCATCCTTGCTTTGTTGTATTTTCGTCGCACGTGCAGTCGTAGACCGTATGCCCTTCCGCCCTAAGCAGACGGATTACTTCGTTTTTGACTGCACGATCTTCTACGGATTCTTGTAAGATGCCAACTGCTCCACTCGCTCCCTTTCCCTGCGGACAATGTCCTGCATGTACGTTATATGTTCCCATAGTAATTCTCCTTTCTACTCTACAATTACCCAGTCGTTCGCCAAACAATCTCTAATACTCGGAGCCCACATTGCGTGCGATCCATCCACTGTATTGATTTGTAAGTACGGTTCACATTTGAATAAATCCCCTTCTTTTAATCCCCACGCCTCTGCCGTTTGCTTATTACATGGAATTCCCTGTGGGTATGCTTTCTGATAAACTACAAATAACCCTTTTCCATTCCAGCCTTCACGTGCTACTTTTACTCCTTTTTTCAGCAATTCTAATGCTACTCCGAAAGACATTTTTAGTTCTCCTCCAAGTATTGGACAATTATTGCCGTCTGCTGGAATCCATTCCTCCGAGAGAATGTTCTGCAACGTATATTCAACTCGTTGCGTTTCTCGGATATCTAATCTCTGATTGTCTTTCGTGTACATGATAATCGTCTGTTTCTCATCATCCCAGCACCAATATCCTCCCCATGATGGCAGTTTCATCGGGATTCCTTTCTTCATTTCTTCAAGTGCTTGTTTAAATTTCATTCCCATGTTCTTTTCCTCTCTTTCATTTTATGTGCGAGGGCGATTACTCGCCCTCTACCTCCGGGATACCTGCTACCGATGTAAGTACACTAACTACTCCTGCAAGCACAGCTGCCGAGCATACATATTTCCAGTCTACTTGTCCCATTGCAGCTGCTGCGCCGATTCCAGCAATACCAGCCTGTGCCATCGTTTTAACCGCACGGATTCCGGCAGCCTTTAACCATCTCTTTGTGTCTACACTTGTTTTTAATACGCTATTTTTAAACATATCTCATCAACCTTTCTTTTTTAAATGTAATTCATCAATCTCATGTTTCATCTTTGTTACCATTCCATTCCCGCCGAGTGCATGATAAGCATCATACATTTCTACAAAATTTTCATAGGCATAAGAAGGTATTTCTCCCTCTCTCATGTATTTTGTATGATACTCTATTAGCTGTACACGCAATAACAGCATTGTTCCGTGACTATTTGCATCTCTGTCTTTCTTCTGATTTTTAAGCAGCCATACAATGTAGCCAAGAACCGGCGTCATGATAGTAACACAGATGTCTATAATCATTTCCTGCATTAAACTTTTCCTCACTTCTCCTTATCTTTGCAAAATAAAAAGACCCTTACGGTCTCGCTCTGATTTCCATGTTTGTCACCTCTATTCCTCTTTGTTAACTTGCACTAAACACATTACTACCACGCCAAATAGCGTCCCTGCTACAAATGCAAATACATATCCCATTATGCTACCTCGTCTTTCTGTTCTGCGTAGGTTTCTTCTGCCAGCAATGTAAGTGTTGCGTATTCTTCCTCTGAGATGCGATTCATCGCAAAGTAGACGTCCAGCTTTGCGATTGCTTCGTCTTTTGTGTCATAGAATTTCTTTTCGATTAAATTTGTCATAAGTTTTACAATTACTGTACTATTCATTTTTGTACCTCCATGTCTAAAATATTGTTAGTGTCTGCTTCTATCATTGCCGCTTGGGTAGAGAGTGGCATTAAAGATAGCAGATTTGCAAGGTTCTGCACCTGTGCCGTTACAGCCTCCTCAATTTTTCTGTCTGTGTAGTTTTTCGTATCGGCAACGTAGGTAAGCTCCATTTCCGCATCTTCGGAGTTGGCAACAATTGTTGTAGGATAATTTGTATGCAAGGCATTTAAAGCAAGCTGCGCTTCTTCCGGAAGTGGTTCCCATGTTTCTTCTGCTGTTTTATATACCAGCTCCACAGGTGTTCCAGCTTCTTTCTGTTGTACAAGCCATGTTTTAAATTCATCTACGGTTGGTTTGTCAGAAACAAAATACTTGTATTGTACCTTGCCGTGGTCTGAGTATATACCAACTTTGGCGTTCGTTATTGAATATGCGTAATTCGAATTTTTAAAATGCGTGCAAAATGAAGACTGATTTTCTAATACCGCATTAGATTTCTTTGTCGCATAGCAATATACACCTGTAGGGTAACTTCCAGACGGTAATATATATGTGTCGAAATTATACTGTGTAAGTTCTTCTCGTACACTTTGTCTTGCAATTCCCCATACACCTTCTCTTTTTTCTAGTCTGTCCCATTTGGTAAGAGGGCGGTCTAATTGAAATTGTACTTTTTGCAACCCTTTGTATGGTTCGTAAGCTGTCGGATTTATACTCCTATCCGTTAACTCGATCTGAGTCTTGTCTACGCCATCAACCAGTGATTTAGCAGATGTTATATTAATATACTTTTCGCCTTTTCTTACTACACAATCACCACTTTGGTCTAGTCTGATAAATTGTTTGTCTTTATCGTATAAAAATATTGCACATAAAAATCTTTTTTCGTCTCTTGAATTAATTACATGCTTACCTTCTTTAACTTCGATAAATTTGTTTATATTTATATAAGCTGTAGTGCTTTGGATAATATTTCCTTGATTATCAATACTTCCAAATTCTAATCCTTCCAGTAAATTCTTACCATTTACTTGCACTTCAATTTTTCCATTTTCCGCAGCACTCACAATCTCCTGTGGATATGCTGGGCTTGGTGAAGGTTTGGCGCCTGTGTATGGTTCGTATGGTGTTGCTGTATTGCCTTTTTCGATTTGGATTTTATTTTTCAGATTTGCTACAGCAATATTGCAGCAAAAGTAAAATGCTCCTGCTGGAACTGCAACAGGCTTTCCATCTGTAATAGACACGCCTTTCAAAAAACTTTTATCCTCTCCTAAAAACCCAACAACCGAACTTCCTGTCGTTCCACTTTTTACAATATTTTCTCCCTCTTTTACAGGTATGAGATTACTTAGGTTGTACGAGCCGACATCAATGTCAGAAAAACCGCTCAAATCTCCCAGAATATGCCGTGTTGCATCTATTCCGTTTGCGTCAAACAGATTCTTCCCCTCCGTACTTGCCTGTTCTGTCTTTCCTTGCATAGCAAAATCCAACGGCTTTTCTTCAGCACTATCAGTGATCCTTAAAATACCCTCACCAGATGCGGTGTTCTTAATTGCATACTGCAATATTTTATCTCCAGTAGCTTTTGCATCCGCTGCTTGTCCCTCTTGGGTGAGAGTTTTATCTACCTCAATTTGTTGCGTAGGTTCTCCCGGTACGACATTCCCGTCATCTCCAATTACCAAAGATTTTCCGGCGTTTTCAGCGCCCTGCTGCTTGTCGATTTTAGACTGCATCTGCGTGGTAAAATCGCTCGGAATGGAGTTTATTACCTCTTGCCCTTTGGCCTGTACCGCTTCAGTTTGCTTTGTACCCTCCGTTTGCACTGCTTTAACCGCATCGGTCTTGGTAGCATTTACAGCTTCTACTGCTTTTGTTTTAGCTGTATTTATAGACTGCTCCGCTTGCTGTGCTGTGTTTCCAACCCCCTGTACAGCTTGCTCCACAGAGGATTTATCCTGTCTAACCTGTGTCGCTAGACGTTCCACTTCCGACTTGTCTCCTGCGACTTCAAGAGCGTGTTGCTCTACTTCGTCTGCCACTGATTCAGTACGACCTTGTGCCTGTACCGCTGCTTCTTTCGCTTCGTTAGATTCCTGTTCGGATAGCAAAGCGTTAGTTGCTGCAGTCTGTGCTTGTTCTTTATAATCCTTAACAATTTGCACCTGTTCTCCGATGCCGGATACAGATTCGACCATTTCTGCAATTGCCGTTCTATCTTCTCCGGTTTTAATTGCATCGGCTTTCGTTTGCTCTGCATATTCTCCGGCTTGTTTCTCTGCTGTCTCTGCACGATCAGCAGCGTTATTGACTTCTTCAATCGCCTCCCGAAACGGATCTGCATTGTCGTCTCCACCCGGAATCTCCGGTTTAGATCTAGCTTTTACTTTCAGCGAAAGACTGTGTTCTGTGCGCCCGCTGGTCGCATCCGTGAGATAAATCCATACGTATACAAAGTAATCCTGTAATTCACCTTCATTTTCAAGTAGGCTATCTGGTATTACCACATCCGTCACTCCATCTTTCGTTGTGCCGATTCGTGGTATCGCCTGTCCTGCAGTTTTTTCTAACGAGAAGTGGATTTCTACCGCTTTCGGAAGATTCAGCCCTTGTATTCGCAACACTTCTCCATAATTCCATTGTGACGCCCCGTACACAATCGGATGGCTGTCGTTTTTAAAATTTGCTATTACCATCCTTATCCCTCCTGATCTGTTAGGATTTCCCTTACCTGTTCTCGGATTTTCTCAGGTACATCTTCGATATTCTTTTCTTCTTTCCTAATCAAATCCGCATACACTTTCGCAATGTAGATCATTTCTGCACCCCCATTTCGTATAGTTCACAGATGGCGCCCTGCAGGTCTGTAATCTGCGTATTTGCATTTACTAAGGCTTCTTTTAACGCTGCGTTTTCCGTTTCAAGCTGTTTTATCCGTTCTTCCGAACTCTTTCCAACTTGATTAATAACTACACCATAAATTCCACCTGTGTACTCTTCCGTGCGGTAAAACTCCGTATAGCCCTCGTATTCGGCAATATTTTGTTCGCGTTCTGTGATGCGCATGATTTTTGTCTTTACCGGGTCTGTAAATAGTTCTCTCAGTTGCACCGGCGCAATATTTATTACTTTGATTTCTAATTTTCCGCCAGTCTCCTGCACTGACTGGGTTTGTATTTTTGTTGCGTCTGCAAATATTAATTCCATACTGTTCTCCTTTCTACTTCCATCGTCCAATTGCGTACCAGTCAAAATTATGTGTATCGGGTCTTTTGTTATCGGAATATAGAGCATACGCATACCCTTGGCTGTTTGAATGTTTAGATGCTACCATTATCTCGACAACTTTCCCGGACATATATTGTCCTTGCACAAACAGCATATAATTATCTGTACTTCCGGAAAAAGGTATTGGATAAGTCATTCTTCCAAAACCATCCGTATACGAGTAGTTTGCTACTCCCCACTGCACTAGCTTTCCGCTTGCGTATTTTTCGTAGTAGTTATACCTTCCGGTTGAGCCTATTGGAACTTTACCACTTTCAATTACGTAATCTTTTATATTGGACAAACTTTTGTTTATCATAGACATGTTCATAAGTACATTAAATTCCTCTGTTACGCTCTCGATATTCAGCCCTTTCAGGCTTACGATATACAGTAGCATTTCATGCTTCATCGTTCCTTCTAGGATATTTCCTTTTTCTTGCGCTGGCGCAATAGCGGTTCCTGATGTTGGTGTACCTTTTAAGACTGCCAATTCTACTTTTTCAATTCCGGTATCTGCATTTTTTTTATATCTTGCAATTATTGCATCTTTTCTGTTCATGTTCTGCGCGCCATTCTCAATCGTCACATCCTCGTAGGTGTTTGGTTTTATCCTCCAGTGTCGCCCCTGCATTACCGCCTCGCCTTCTGCAATTCGTATCTTGTTATTACTTATGACTGTAGCTTTCATTTGCTCGCCTGCCGGCAGCATATAGTCCTCTTCTCCTACGATTCCCGCCTTGAATCCTCCCACGTCATCCGCGGTTACATGCGGCTTTCCTTGAAATGCATCAACTATATCAATCGCCATCTCAATCTCCTCCTTCTATTTTGTACTCTGTTTTACAAGTTCCATCCTTGATATTTAAGATTTTTTTCGTAATCGGTTTCTTTACAACAATTCCGGTAATGTAATCACGACCGCCGACAATGTCGCCGATCTGCATCTCTGTTTCAATGTCATCATCAATGTCGACTGCAAACTTCTTACTGTTCATTAGTTCCCGAAGTCGTTCTGTACCTTTTTCAGTCAGTTCTGGCTCTTCTGCGCTGCTGTAATCATAAGTCTCTGTGCGTTCATCCAGTCCCGTATAATACGGCGAATTTCCAATACTTCCGTCTTTTTGCACATATAGATGTTTTACAATCCGATCTTTCAAATCTCCCTTTCCGAGACAGATCAGGTGATTAATACCACCTTGATTATTCTGAGCGGTAAAGACCAGCTTTCCATCCTGGCTAAATTCTGCCTTGTCAGAAAAATCCGTTGCTGGTACTGGCTGCAGTCTCACATACGCTTCCCAGCGTGTTTTTATGTATCGGATATCTAATCGATATCCGATGCTGCTTAACATCTTTTCCAGTCCGTCAAGCAGTGTGCAATAACGGTCAAATTGGAATTTAATCTCTGTCTCGTCTTCGGTTGTCGGAACAGAAAAAAGGGAATCCAGTCCACACTCTATAACCAGTTCCCTCACTGCATCCTCCACTCTCCCGGAAACAATTCTATAATCCTCTCCCGGTTTTGGTTCGATTATTTTCTTTGCCAACATTCCGCGCCACGTATCGCCATGCAAAAAGATCTGATTCTGTCCGGTACTGCTTTCGATTTCCGAGACGATTCCTCCGAACTCCGTGTCCGGTATGTACAGATAACTTCCAAAGTCGATGTCTCTCGTCCAATCATCCACGGATGAAATCATCTCAAAATTATTTTCGTCTCCGACTGCAAAATCTCCTTCCAGTTCGTCTGCTGAGCGGATTTCCTCCCTGTTCTTATTTGCCAGTTCTACCACTTTGGCTCACTCCTTTCTTGGTAAAGCGTAATATCCCATCCGAAATCTCCACTCCACAAAACACTATTGTTTCCTGGTGGAATCGGTCGAAATACACTGTTTTCAAAGCTACGCTTGTTATACTCGTTTATGATTGTTCCATCTGCGAGTGTTCTTTCTACAGTGTTTTTTGTGCCGTCTATCGTCAAGTACTCATTCTCTTCTACAGTGGTATCCACCTTATATGGATAATTTCCTATGTTTATGATCGGATCCACAACCGGTCCGTATATGGTCATCTTGAAATTTGCATCCGCATAATGGTCGTTATCAAGTGCAGAGATACCTTTCTGTTTGCTCGTGTAGTCGTATAAGTAATCATATGGAAATTCTAAAAAATTATCATTTCCCGTGCCTGTAAAGATTGGATATGATAATTTTTTTTCTTTTATCCAAAAGGAATCTACACAATAAATTTCCACCGCGCAGTCGCTCCAGCAATTCCGGATTTCCGATATTTTTGATTCTGAACTTATGATAAAACACTTTGTATAGTATTCTCCGAAGCAAATCGTTCCAGGCGTTCTGTTTATTACGTCCTGTTCAAAGCTGTCTATCAGATCATTCAGCATTTCTTTTCTTTCGTCTAAGCCTCCTCTTAGAGTCAACGTCAATTGATAGTTCGTCGATTCTTTTGTAAACTTTATCAAGCGTTCTTTACCATTTGCTTTTTTTACATTCTTTGTCCATGCATATTTGTGGAAATTTCCAGATGTCGTTCTCATTTTGTCTCCGATTAAATCATAACTTTTCCCGTTCGAAGATATATACTTAATTTCAATCAATTAAACGCAACCCCCATTTCTTTAAATGCACGCGCTACTTCTCTATCTTTTAAATATAATTTAATTTCTTTATCATCTGATTCATCGAGTATTAACAGCAATATTTCAATCAGTCTATCAAGTTTATCTGCAATTCCTGTATTGCTATTTTCTTTTTTAACTGTCAAATTTGCTCGTTTCACAATTGTGCTTTCCAATGGTTCGGAAGCTGCCGCCCCTAATTTATCCATAGCATTCCTGAATGGATTTAAGTTATTTTCTACGCCTCGCGGAAATCCAAGTGAAATCATTTTTCCTACATATTCTCCCCATCTTGATGGTGAATGTATCCCGAAAAACTCAAGCACATTATCTTTAAAATTTCCTAATATTCCTTTCACTGCATCCCACAGCATACTTCCTGCGTTTTTTAATCCCTCCGCAATTCCTCTTATGATGTTTTTCCCTACTTCTAGCCAGTCTGTATCCTTGAATGCGTCTTGAATACTTCGTATAATCTGTGGAATTTTCCCAACCAAATCAGGTATTGCTTTAATCAGTCCTGCTGCCAGCTTTCCTAATATTTCAATTCCAGTTTGCAATATTTTCGGCAAGTTCTGTCCAATCACAAGGATAAATTTTCCGATTGCAATTCCTGCTGCCGAGATAATCGACGGCAAATTTTTTACGACTCCATCTACAAGCTTTAGTAATAAATCAGTTCCCGCTTGCCATACAGTTGGTAACATCGGTAAAATTCCCCCTATAAAACTTGTAATCACATTCCCTGCCATAGAAATAAGTGTCGGAAGATTTTCTAATATCCCATTTGCCAAATTCGTTACAATTTCTATTCCCTTCTCAAGGACACTCGGCAAATTCAACTTGATTGCTGAAACAACAGACCCTACAATGTTTCCATCCGTTCCTAAGATCTGCCCTGCTGCCTCATCCAATCTCACTCTCATAACAGAAAGCATGTTTTGTGCAATTCCAGCCCAATCTGCAGTTAATAAAGCATTTCCAAATGACATAACTAATTTAATCGCCGATTCTGCTAAATATGGTAGATTTGTCACAATTCCGGTTATGATAGACGTCACAAATTCCGCTCCTTGTGCCACAATCTGATCGGCATTATTCGATACCACATTTAGCCCTAATGTCACAAAAGTCATTGCGTGGTCTATGATATCCGGAATCCCTGATAATACATTTCCAATCATCGGCAATAGGTTTTTGCTCAAAAATGTATATGTTGTTTCTCGCAAAGCAAATAACTCATCTGTGATATTTTCTCCCAACGCCAAGTTCCCTAACACATTTTTAAGTGCCGCCTTCATTGATTGCAATGATCCCGAAAAAGTTTCAGAGGCTTCTTTCGCCGTAGTACCCGTGATACCAAGTTCTCCTTGTATCACATGTATCGCCGAATACACATCCGACAAGTTATTGATATCGTATTTTACGCCTGTGATTTTTTGCGCATCTGCAAGCAGTCTCTCCATTTCAGTCTTTGTTCCGCCGTATCCAAGTTTTAAGTTGTCAAGCATGGTGTAATTTTGCTTTGCAAATCCCTGATATGCATCTGTGATACGTTCCATGTCCGTTCCCATCTTATTTGCATTGTCTGACATGTCAGTCATTGCCATATCCGCAATGTCCGCCGCTTTTGAGGTATCATTTCCAAGGCTACTCAGCAAACTTGCAGAGAAGCTTGTCGTTAATTCCATATACTCATTCGCGCTCATTCCTGCGGTTCTGTATGCATTCGCCGCGTTTTGTTTTACTTTTTCCGCACTATCTTTGAATAGAGTTTCAATTCCACCGATGCTTTGTTGCAGATCAGCCCCTTCCATCAATGTTGCCGATAAACTCTTTCCAATTGCAGCCGTCGCAATTACTCCTTTTATTGCTCCTGCTAGTTTTCCTCCTACAGACTGTCCCGCTGTTTCTGCTTCAGGATTCATTTCTTTTTCAAGTTGTCCCTTTATTCCTCTTGCAGATGGCACGATTTGTACATACGCTTTCGCCACTTCAGTAGCCATTTATTCAACCTCCTTCCTTGTCTTTCTTCTCCACGCTTCCCTGAATTCTTCTCCTGAATCAAACGCTACTACCGTTTCTTCTTTTTCTCCAATCAACACTCCCAGCAGTGATTTTGGTCTGTTTATTCCCTCTTCTGCGTCTTTTGTGTGTAGCCACGCCGTCATTCGTGTGCTATCCGCAATAGCAGCTAACATCATTTGTTCTGGCGTTATATTTACCTGTGCTATTTTCATCTTTATCCTTGAATCATTCCTCAACCCACACGAAAAAATCGCCACCTTTCTGCAAGGTAGCGATCTATACTCATAAATGTGATATGTCTCTGCAAGATCACATATTAACGCTTCTTCATCCGTGCTTATCATGTGGGCGAGGATCAGGAGTTTTTTCCATCTTGATTATTTTTAAGAATTTCCGTAAATTCCTGTATCATTCTTTCAATCGGTACTTTTCCTTTTTCATTTCTTACATGTTCCTTCAATCTTTCTTTTTGTTCTTCTCCAAGCACGTCCGAAATAATTCCTACCATCAAACTTGTGTCTCCGTCGTCAGCTTTTACCATTTTTTCAAGTAGCTCATAATCATTCAATACTTCTTTTTCGATTTCAAATTCAAATCCCGTTGTCGTCTTTCCTTTCATTGTGTCCTCCTTATGCTGCTTTGATGTACTCGTAATGTGTTTGTCCATCTTTGTCCGGTACCGCCGTCAAAGTAATCTCGTACCCTGTTGCTTCATTGTCTTTGTATGTAACCTCTCCCAACTCCGTTATGCTTGCCGCTGGAATTACAATTCTTTTCACTGCATTTTTCAGGATCATGTCGATTACCCATGCGCTTTGTTCCGCCTCTTTGTCGTTTGCCTTTACCGTAATTCCTTCATCAAGTGTTCCCGTTACATTTTCGTCTCCATGCACCGTTTTGAGAACTTCCACATTTAGCACTTCAATCAATTTCATTTTAAATGTGTCTTCTTTGCTTTTTTGCATATTTAATACTACAGAACCGCCCCATGCTTTTTGGTTTTCTGATTCCATCGTGTTTCCATTTGTTACCCCATCGTCCGAACAATACCCTAACTCCTTAAAAGCTGCATTTAATTCTGTCTCTGTATCTTTCGGAAGTTCCGTCCCGAGAGGTGCTCTAAAAATTGCCCCTCCGACCTTCGGTTTGCTTGCGCTTACATTCTTTGCGTCTGACATTGTTTTTCTCCTCTCTTAATAATGCGTGATATCGAATACTGCTTGATATCTGTATTTTTTTCTAGCTACATCCGTGTAATTATAATCTGTATTTAGATCGCATTTGCTGATGTCTTCTAACTCTACAATTTCTTTCATTGCTTTTTTTACTTCTTCATTTATCTCTGCTGCACGATACAAAGAATCTGCAAAAGATTGAATCACAATCATGGCTTTTTTTATGTGATTTTCCTCTCCGCCTCCTGTTTTTTCAATCAAAATGTACTCTCTATGCTTTTTTTCATCTTCCATTTGCACTTCCACGTTCATTTTGAGTTTCAAATAATTTAGTATAATTGTTTCTATCACGATTTTCCCACCGCCTTCAGCAATCTATTGTTTCCGTCATTCCCCGTTATCTTGGCTACCGCTCTTGTCTCCGCAATATATACCTCTGTCTCGCCTTCGTTTCCGGAAACTTTCTTTGCACAATCCTCTAAAAACATCTGCATTTCCCTTGATTTTAGTAACTCTCTTACACCGTTTCCGTTTAAAGTAATCTTCATCTTACTCATAGCGTGCCACCATCCACTTCTGATTCCAGTCGAGAGGGATATTTTCTTCGATTCCTCGCTGCGGAAACCCTATTATCTGCCATTTCTCCCCAAAAAATTCTACGATATTGTCTTTCCAATTATGTTTGTCTCCTTTTGGTATCGCAATATTATATACAGCCTTTTTCCCGGTTAAATTTAATGTATCTAAAATTTCTGTTGTTTGCGCCGGCGCAACTAGAACATTCTCTACTTTTACCCGTTTTTCCGAGTAAACCGTATGATCAAATGCATCTTTTCCACTTTCGATCTTTTCAATCAGCGTTATTGTAATTCCCGCTATTCTCGCCATACAGTTCAATCACCCCACGTCTTTGTCTTTTAAGCCCCAGTCTTGCCAATTCCGATTTTTTTATAAAGATACCGCCTCCCGGTACAAGATAGGTGCCTGACCAGTTGTATCCCAATGCGGATTGAGACTCCTGTGACAACGGCTCTGAATCTGTAGATGTCATCAATGTTCTTGCCACGACATCTACAGTTACGGATTTCACTACACTCTCAAAAAACGGTTTTTTCGAAATGATTTCGTCCAGGTCCTTTCCAACTCTGTCCGCTTCTTCTCTTAGGCAATCTGATACAATCTTCAACAATTTTTCTGCTCTGTATTCTTCCTCGTCGCATTTAAAAGGTCTCCAAAGCTCAATAAGATCACTCGTTTCCGCAAATGGTTCCATCTTTTTCACCAGCCTTTTTCTTTAATGATTTGGAAGGAGTTTTTACTTCCTTCCAATCACCACCAGATAACACACTGTCAATTTCAATCACAGCTCCAGTTTTTTTATTTTTGTATTTCATTATTCCTCCACAATTCTTCCAAAGTACTCAGGGACCAAGATTCCCCATCCAAGATATACCTCTGCTCTGATATATACTTGATTATATCCCTTTAAATCTTTTCCGGAATTGTCAGGATCTCCATACTTAATAATTTCCAATGGAATTTCTTTCGAGAATCCCCATTTGAATGCATTTTGGAAATCTCCTACAATCGCATGATCTTTTACCGTTGCATTATATACTGTTTTATTTACATCTGCAGCCATTCCTCCAAGACTTTCCGGCGATGCTCCAAAACGAAATTCTGGGTACTGACGCACTCCATTCTCTTTCACCGTTGCCATATCAGCTCCAAATGTAGTAGACAGCGCCATTCCCGTTACATCTCCATCTGCTCCTTGTACTGCTGCAATCACCGCATCCAAGTTGGCGTCCGGCGTTCCTTTTGTGTAAGTAACTTTCTGTGTTACTTTTCCATCAAAGTGATTTTCTCCCACTACACTTGACGCTTCTCCAGTTCTCGGATTGATTCCATGAAATGCTGCAAGGTCAAATCCTTTTGACACTTTTTTCGCAAATCCATCATTAAATGCCGTCAAAATATTTAATTGTTCTTCTTCCGTTGCATAAAGGAATTCGTCCGACACTCTTGCCCCATACTCAAACTTGATAGGAATGATTTTTACCGGATTAAAAGACATTCCGCCTTCTGTTTTCTTTCCATTTTCCGCTACAATGTCAATTTCATTGTCCATCGAAAAAACAAACTCCTTAAGACCATTAAATGGTATCGGAGTTTGTCCTGATAATTTTGCAAGAGAAGATTTCCCTCTCACTTTACTCATTAAATCTTTTACTAATACTGGATCAAATAAATTTCCTCTGCTTGTTGACATATTGTTATTCTCCTTTCAGGTTATTTAACATTTTTTTCATAGCTGCTTCTTTTGTTTTCTTATTTCCATCCGGCTCTGGATTATATTCCGGATATGGATTTCCTTTTTTCAGAAATCCCGCCAAAGTTTTTGCATCTTTTCGCATATCTTCCTCAGTATCTCCCGAAATTCTTCCTGCCAGTTCATAAGGAATCCCCTCTGACATTGCAATCTGCACTTTTTGCGACTTCGTCTCATATTTTTTGATTGTTGCATCTTTTTCTGCTACCTGTTCCGGAGATAAATATCCTTTGTACTTTTCTTGTACATCTTCTGGTGATAAAAAACCTTCATATTTCTTTTGTACATCTTCCGGTGATAAGAATCCTTCATATTCTTTTCTTACAGTTTCTTGTTCTCTCTTTAAACGTTCTCCAATCGCTTTGTCAAATTCTTCCTGTGTTTCAATTGCTTTAAATTCACTCATTTTTTGCTCCTTTCTGCCCACTTAACCCGGTGGTATCGGTAAAATTCTATTAAAAAAACACCCTTTCGGATGTTTCTCTAATACCTTGCTTTTTGTTTCTTCTTTTCCTTACTCATAGCGCACTTCCAATGCGCCAATATAACACTGTCCAGTAGCGCAATCTCAATTTCTTCTTTCATGGATTGGTATCCAAATCCTCCATTCGTCCCAATTGCTCTTTTTTTACAGTTACTTACCGACTGTGTCAAAGATGGTTGGTTCATATGTGTAATGCTTGCTGCCGATAACGCCTGCTCAAACAATGTATTCGCGGTTATTACTTGCTTCACAGTCGGAAGCTCCGGAGCTTTCAGTCTCACATCTTTCATTTCTTCCGCGAGTACCGCTTGTCCATTTGCTCCGTCCACAACTACTATTTCCGGCTTTATCGCAACAAGATAATCTATAATCCACGCGTTACCTGCTCTTATTGGTCTGCAGTCCAACACCTCAACAAATACTTTGTTTTCGCTCGTCTTTACCGCGACTGCCATAGCCACATTTTGTCCATCGTGACTATACTTAATTCCAACAAATGCATTTCCTTTTAATACCGGTTTTACGGATGCCTTTAGCGACTCCCATTCCGTCTTGCTTATTGCCGACTTCTGATTGTATTGTAACCATAGTCCAAGCCTTTGTATGTTAAAATCAATATCATCTGTTGTAATCTCTGCACGTATCTTTCTTTCTGTAAGAATTGTGCCAAGTGACGGGTTCGCTTCGTACCACGATTCCACGTCATCCGCTGGCATTTGATGCGGAACTGACCACTCCGCCCATCCCGAATCAAATCCTCTTCCGGATAATACCGTTTCTCTGTATTTCACAAATACTGTTCCCGCCGAAACAACTGTTGGAGGTGTTCCTAACATAATTGTTTGAGGATTTTCACTGTCAGATACAACATATTTCAAAGATGTTTCCTGCGCTTCTGTGTATTCCTGCGCCTCATCAATGATCAGTACGTCATATCCTTCTCCAAGTCCTCCCGAAGATGTTCTAGTTCTGAATTCCACAACACCTCCATCTCCAGTGTATAAATGCTCTTTTCCAAATGCTTTAAACGAAGAATCTATATGAATCCCCGCTTTCTCGCACATTCTATCAAGTCTCTCCCATACCGCGTGAGACGTCGTTGCTCTGTGCGCAGTGTACAAAATTCTTTCCCCATTCTTCAATCCCCACAAGCATCTCGCAAGGACGTTTTCAGACTTTCCGTTTCTTCGTGGAATCGAATATCCGTATTTTTGATGTACCCACAGCCCCTCGTCATTTACAGCCATAATGTCGCATTGTAGCAACTGCTGCCATTCAAGTAACTCATTTCCAGTCTTTGCGTACAATTCCGCCGCTTCTTGTCCAAGTGTTTTTTCGTAAGGAAGTGTAACGGATTGAGTGGGTGTCTGGCGTCCCAGTCTTATTTCTGCCATGACATCCCTCCTGTCTTTTTTTAGCTGTATCTTGCACGAACAGTATCACCCCACTGCCCAAAGGGAGATTATTGGATCACCTTTCCTTTTCTTGAAAATTTGTACAAAAATACCACTAATCATTGCGATTAGTGGTATCTACTCCGATATTTCTTCTATCATTGCATTAAACATTTGTTCTTCATTCATTTTGTCCATATAGAACAAATCTCCATCTTCAAATAGATTTTTTTTCATTTCATCTTCCGACGATGCATGTTCCAACACAAGTGCTTCTGCCCATCCAAGCCCTGTTACCATGAAAAATTCATCTCCCCCCGCTTTAAAACACTTTTGTCCCGAAACTTCCTGCGCTTGTTGATATTTTTTCCCAAATCTTCTCTCTAATGCTTCTCGTCGTTCCTCAATCTTCCTTTTCATTTCCTCTGAGATCATATCGCTTTTTTCCTCCTTTTCCCGTTGATATTTTGTAGTATGCGCCGTTATGGTGGCTTTTTTCGTTCGGGTGGTATTGCAAAATTCCATCTCCTCCAAAGTTTACTTTGAAACCTCCTCCCTTTTCAAAAAGTTTCCCTTTAAAACTTCCTCGGTTGAGAGGTTTTACATCGTATCCAGCATTTTCAAGCGATTCTTTTAAACGTTCCGGCGTATACGCTTGTAGCATTTTAGGATGACTTGCTATTTTTTCCGCAAACCCTAAATTATTTTCTCTTTTTATGCGCTCTTCTTTTTCTCTTGCCTTTATTTTATCACTTTCATTCGCTTTTGACCACTTTTTTGTATGTACATTTTGTCGTTTTTCATTTCCAAGATCAAATTCTACTAAACATCTGCAATGTTTATGTCTTCGAAATACATTATTTCCAGCATCGGCTACTTTTTCGTATTCATACACCCCCGCAATCTTATCACACCACTCACAACACTTTCCTGTTGACGTTCGAATAATCTTCGGACTCAGCCCTGATTTGTATTGGAAATCTGCGTTTTCTCTTGCAGTGTCATCTACTATCGTTTGCGAAAAATTTACAATCGGTCCTCCTAGCATGTAAGCGATTTCATCGAAATATTCTTTCCCCGATGTAATATCAACAATTCCTTGTACTTTATCCTCATTCAACTTCGCTCTCACAGCTTTTATCCCGATGTTTTGATTTTTATTTAAAAACATTTGCACATCTTCTGAATAATCCGCCACTTTTTCGTATAAGTCTCCAAGCATTGGTCGAATAGTTCTGTTCGCTATGTTGTAATACAATTTTCCATCCGGCAGAATCGAAGAGGATAAATTATTTTTTAATGTCTTTGACAGAATTTCTCCTGCTTCAATTGCGAAATCGTGTGCCTCTTTGTAAGTCGCTACTCCATTTCGTACTTTATGCGCAAGTCCACGTAACTTCTTGCTTTTCTCAATCTCACTATCAAACTGCTTTTTTATTTTTTCATATAATTTTGGTGCTATATCCTCCAATCCTACACCTCCTAAAATCCGGCAAGATCTCTCATTTTATCTTCATCAATATAGCCCGGAATTGCCTTATTGATTTTAATTGCTCCATCTCCATAGCTGCTCAGCGCTGCAGCGTCCGGTTCGAATACTGGTTCCCACTTCGGTTTCGTCAAATAGAATTGTCTTCTCTCATACGGAAAATCATCTCTTAAACATGCTGCAAGATATCCCACGTTCAGAAATCCTGTTCCGAATGTCCTCTGTGCTTTTCTTGCAATTAATCTCAAATTTTCATGGCTCGCTTTAATCGCTTCTGCACTTGATGGATTCTCCGTAACAAATCCAAGATCATCTAGTGTCAATCCTGTTTCTCCTGCGAACAATCCTGCAAACATTTTTAACTGCTCCGTGTGCGGACTCATGCTTTGCTGCTGAAATTGCCCGAATGTCGGTTTGTCTCCATCTTCACCTCTTGTAATCTCGATCATTGCAGACATAGACGCTCTCCACTTGTCCATTGGGTCTGCATCCGCGTCTGTTCCGACCACATATTTCTGAGGGAACGAATAAAACTCTGCTGATATTTCTGACCTCTTAACCGTTCGCATTGCGCTATTCACAATGTCAATGCATGATCTGCTTATCCTGCTGTGTCCGAATGGCCTTACCGCATCAGGACGAAAAATAATCGGTACTAGCAATGGATACGGCGCATTATTTGGAATGTCTCTGAATTTTCCTCCTTGAAAAACCCTTATATTTCCAACAGTGAAATACGCCTCTGTAATCGGATTGTCCGAATCATCTCTTTCTAGTACCGCATACCCTTCTTTCAACAGTCCAGTCCCCGCATCAATGATTCCTGTCGCATTTCCTCCGTCAATAATCTCTAACCTTGGAAATCCCTTTTCGTTTTCCGATATATACACAAAGCAACACGACGATATCAACGCAGATAGAATCGCGCTGTCAAAAAATGTGTCCGGATTATTCATCGCAAATATTTCTCCTATGTCAAAATTGTCTTCTACAAATTCTCTGAACACAATTCTATCAGCTAAGTTATCCACTGCTTTCCCGCACCACCCAAGAACTGTTTGGACGCTCCTCAAATCCGGTGGCGTTGATATTTGAAAATCTCTTATAATGTTTTTCATTTCATAGTATTTATAACGAGTTTTCACTCGTATCCTTTTGGTTGCAAGCCTGTATTTTAAGTATTTCATTCCCTTGTATTTCGCCATTTTCATGCTCCTTTTTTATAGCGTGTGTTTTTTTTCACAGTGACGGTGTGAAGTCCATCTGTGTGTGTGTAAGGGGTGGTATGCCCCCTCTATTTCTTTTCTAGTTACCTTTGAAGTGTTTCCAATCAAATGCGTGTGGCAGCACTCGGTTGCTTAATACTTCCTCTTTCTTCACTTCATTCCTGCTAATTAGTTTGTCGCTCTTCTGTCTATTGCATGTCCAGTGCGCAAGCTGTAAGTTATCTATGTCCGATGGATGTCCACCTTTTGCAATCGGTATAATGTGATCAATGCAAGCGGAAAGTGGATGTGGATATTTTAAACCAAAGTCTACCGGTTTCCCACATATTCCACATGCAGTCTGAGTTGCATATATTTTCTTTTTATTACGTTCAAATGCTCCCCTGTGCGTTCCATCTTTGTCCGGTCTATTTCTTCCCACGTGCAACCACACTCCTTTTATCCAAATAAAAAATGACAACAGACTGCTGCCTGCTGTCACTTCGAATCTCTTATCTGTTTCTCTTCGATGATATCATAATATCACATATTCGACTGAACTTCTATGAACTCTTTTGGAATCTCCAGATGTGCTAGAGCTTTTCCATGTAGTTTATGAGTCCATCGTTCAGAATAATTCATTTTCTCTGCAACTTCCCACCAATCCATGCCTTTTATGTATCGGTAGAATAACACATTCTTTTCATTCGTGCTTTTCAGCTTATCAATTCTTTTCTTGATGTCTTTGTAGATGATAATTCTTGTGTATCGTTCATCCGTTAGCTCTCTTTCCAGTTTATCTAATTCAGCTGCGTATCCTGACAAATCATTTTGTCCTGATCCATGAGGCATTCCATCATTATTAATTGCTATGCCCATTTTCATACCGCGAATCTCTGGAATCTCTGCATTAATTCTCCTGATTCTTCTCACGCACTCTTGATATCTCCAAAGATATTCTTTCTTTATCTCGTTTACGGTCTTATTTCTTTTGTCCACCGGCACCACCTCCCTTATGTATTTTTCTGATATAGTCTATTGCCTCGATGCTTTGATATGCCTGACGATGAAATGCAGCACTTGCCTCATCAGGAGGCTTACTCGTCTCCATCTCGGCATAATGACTGTTTTGCTCAATTTTCTGCTCATCGCTTGTACGTTTGCGTTTCAAATTACCACCTCACTTTCTTGGAGCAACGGCACTTAAGACCGTGCTCCGCTGTCCTCTTTAAACGCTTTACTCCGTCGTATATATGCATACAAATCTTCAATACCCTGTTTGTATCCATCACAGTATGCTCTTTCTTTTTCTACTGTTCTTGTGTATTTCATTTCTGCGTCGCTTTGCATTTTATTTACAATGTTTTCCAGGTTGTCCACCTTTTCACTCCTCCTACTCCTCTTTCGCAAATCTTTAAAACTTCGTTCGCTTTAACGTGCATGCTACAAACAACTGTCGCATGCCCAATCACTTCGTATTCTTTCATATCTACTCCCTCCAATCTAACCTCTGTCCGCACTCGTCGCAAAACCTCATATAACTTCTAAGTATTCCTTCGCATTTTGGACATTTCCCCACTCTGCATCCAATGGCTTCATTCACCCCGATGATAATCGGTCTCTTCGCCGTATCCCGTTCTTTTAACTTCCGCACCTGCTTTGGAGTTAATCCGGTATCTTCGTATTCTGCAAGTCTTGCAGCACATTTTTCATATCCATTATTCCTCAAATCCATTCTCGGGATTGCTCTGTGTTCTTCTTGCATCCATTCTGTCAATCTTTCCATGCTTAATCCTCCATCATTCTTTTTTTATTTTAACTTCAAATCCCAATACAAAAATCCAAATCAGCAGCCAAAACACCTCATTCATCGGATATGTTGTGTCAAACATCTCCATGAATGGCATATTCGTTATGTCTAATACCCAAAATATTAATAATAAAAATTGAATTAATGCTATCACTCTATCACCTCATTTCGAATTTATACCCCGGAACCCTTATCGCTCTTGATGCGCCCGGTTTTTCGTCCGTCTCCAAAATACCAAGCTCGAACATCCTTACCAAATGTCCTTGTACACTTGATGCTGACTTATATCCTGTCATCTTGGCTATCTCGCGTACTGTTGGTGGATAGCCATGTTTTTGTATGTATTCTATAATCACCATTTTTATTACTGCGTGTTGTAGTTTCATCTTTTCTCCTTACTGCTGCCACCTTCGGCGTCATATAACGCCTCATAATCCGACAGCTCACTTATTTTTTCTTCCAAATCAAAATCTGTATAAAAACCTAAGTTTTCTACGGTTTCCAATTCTTTTACACTCAGGTTATCGAACGTATTATTTACTTGTTTTGAGATTGTATCTCCTTTGCACATCAATACAACATCTTTTTCCCATCTTTCCACAAACTCATGTCCTCTGTAGATCAGTTTGTTTGTTATCGCTCCTTTTCGGACAAATTTTCTGTATAGTGCCATGGTACCTCCTTTCCTCCCAGCCATTCAGCCAGGAGGTATTTACAATTTTGTGATATATATCAACCCCTTTACAGAGTTGGTGCCTCCAAATAATTCTTTTTAAATATCTGCATCCATTCCAGTTCCTGATATTCCATCATAAATGCTGCTTGTGCATCTCGACACAGTAACTCTCGTATCGCTTGGTTATTGTGCGCTGCTTCCGGTCCCTCTTTATGGTGTTCCATGCAAAGTTGGACTGTGAGCCCATATTCCTCACTCAGCTCACGTTGGCCAGAGCCAAACATCACGTGATGCTCTTGCGTTGGTTTGTATGTATAGTCGTTACGAAGAGTAGCGCATAGATAGCAATAACCACTATCTTTTTGATGTATGATACTTTTTCTGTGCTTTTTACGCTTTCTGCTCCGGCTTTTTCCCGACTGCTGCCCCTTCGGCTTTTTCGATGTCCGCCAGCTTTCCTTTGGGAATGCAAATACGTTGTAATCTACCTCACTCACGCCTGTTCCACTTCCATTCCCCATTTTTTATCTACTTCTGCCTTAAGCCATTCTTCCATCGTTTCTTTATTTTCCAACGCTTCCGGCTTTAAATGCTTGCAAAGGTATTCTGCTGCCCCGTATTCGGTCAAATTATCTAAATACTCTTTTCTCGTTATGATTTCATCTGCAGTTTGCGTCTGAATATGTTCTGTTCTTTCCGGCATTAATTCCGGATAATCTGTCACATTCATCTGACCTTCAATCTGCTCCTCTTCACCTTGCTCTTTGCTCTGTGTTTCCTCTGTTTGTTGCACCGGTGCAATTTCTTCCTCTACCTTTTCTGTAACTGCTGTCACTGAAAGATTCTCCACATCTTCTTGCTCTTTTGCATTTTCCTTGATATCACTCGGTTTCGTTTTAGGCTTTTCCGGAACTTTTGCCCGTTTTACTTTTGATTCTTTTCTTTGTTTTGTCTGTTGCACCGGTGCAATTCCTTCCTTTTCCGGAAATGTCTCTTGATACAATTCCTCCCAGCGCTCTTTCGCTGTCTTCTCTGATATAAGCGTATCTACATAATGTTTCACATTATTCCAATCATAGCGCTCCTTTTCGTTGCTTCTCACTTTGAAAACTGTGATTTCATTCTCTGTATCCTTCATAATCAGCATGATACGTCCATGTCCTTGGATTCTTATGCTATACACCTTCTCTCCGTTCGGCGCTAAGATTTCCTGCATTGCTTTCAAATCCATCCCTTTTTTCGCCTGTCCATATAATTGCAAAAACAATTCCGGCTCATCTTTGAACAGCTGATTCAGCCCTTTTCCCAAATCATCCAGTTCCTCTTGTTCTTTCTTCGTTCCTTCCAGGAACACTTCAATGTCTGTCGTCTTTCCCTCTTCTTCAACTTCCGCTTTTACCGCTTGTATTTCTGTTTTACTAAGTGCCGGCGATAATTCTTCTGTCAATTCATCCGGAAGCGTTAGCATTATGGCCAACTTTGCGTATCCATACCCTCGATACTCTTCTTTTAATCTGTCGCTGTATCCATTCACTGCGAACTTGTCGTTTATCCGGATGAACCTTGACACCTGCGAAGCGTCTAAATGATATTCCGCTTCTGCGAATTCATTTACATTTGCATACCCGGATTCTTTCAAGATATCTGTATCTCTTCCCTTTTTGAGCAAATAACCGATTGTCACAAAATCTTCTACTGTTTTATTTAGTACACGGTTCACTGTGTTTTTGTATTCTTCGTAATTGTTATAAGTGATAATCTCTTCCATGTTTCCTCCTATGCCATTTTTTCAAAATCTATCAGATTTTCCATAAAATCTTCCGCTAATCCCTTTAATACTCTTGTATTATTCTTTTCTTTCAGCTCTGCAATATTTTGTTCCCTTTTTTCCTTGCTGATCATTGCAAGTTGTTTATCTTTTTCCGTTAGTCGTTTCTTTAGCTCTTTCTGCCATTCTCGCAAAAATCCCCTAATCTCTTCAATTCCAGGTTCTTTATCCATATATGAGCGGTGCTGCCGGATTGTTCCTGACGGTTCTACTTCGATCGTGTAAAATGGTATTCCCGGTTGTTCTACACGTCTTAAGAAACAAATATATGTTTCTCGGCTCTCGATTCGGTCGAAATACCGCTCTGTTGCTCCTGCGCAATGATGCAATGCCTGTCCTTCTTCAATGATCTCTACCAAATCGTGTGGAACAATAATGATGTATTCCGCATTTTCATACTCATATCGCGCTCTAATGTCTTCCAAATTTTTCTCTGCTTGAGGATACTTTTCTCTCATTTTTTTCGCTTTTGCTGCACGGACCTCTTTATTTCGTTCCATCTCTTTTACAATTTGAAGCTGGTTCGCATCCGTAACCGCCTGATCATGTCGCAATTTCAAATCACGTGGTTTGTAAACCATCTCATCATCCATATTTTTATTCTGTGCTTTGCACATACTTAAATAATCTCCCCACTGTCCTAAGACTTCCGGCACCGTTCTGTATTGATAGCCTGCTGCCCGCTGTTTCTCTATGTAGTTCATTACTTGTTGCGGTGACATTTTATCTTCTACAAATTCTATGTCTCCCGGATCTATTCCGTTTGCAATCATGTATTCCAATGTGTCTTGTGATACTTTTTTGTTTGATGTATCTGACCAGCGCATCCACGCAAGCATCTCTTCCCCGCCATCCTGATCACGTATCCGATTAATCTTCTGCCGGTCCTTAATCTTAAAAACTTCTTCCAGTGTTTCTCCTGTCAGTCGAAGTTTCCCGTAGTAGCTTCCTCCGCCCCACACATCTACTTTCTCTACAGTTTCTCTTAACATTCTGTGAAATCGTCCCTTAAACAGATACTCCACCACATTTTCGAAATTCAATAATCGCTGTATTCCGATCAATAGCTTGTTGTAATTTAACCTTTCTCCGGCTGCTGCCAGCTGATGCAGTACTCTGATTCCATCTTGATACTCCGTGTTTTCCAGTGCCTCACCATACTCTCCCGGATACAGATAGCCTTCTTTTGCTCGTTTGTTTTTTCTATTGCTTGTTTCGAAATTTCCCCATCCGTCTTCGTAAAAAAGTTTTACATTGTGTTTTCTTCTCGGATTTACGCCTATTTTGTAAGCCATAACCAACACACTTTCATCCAACTCCACTGTGCATCTTCTGTATTCCCATGTAATTTTCACATCGTAATACTGGATCACACTCGCTTCTCTGTTTAACGGAGAGATGAAGTACAGCCCGGTTTTCTTTTTCACTCTATCCGTTCGTTTCTTGGCCACAATCTTTTTCTTGCAATTCGGACATTCCGTCAGATCATTGTGTCTGACTTTTTTTCCGTCTGACAGACGTTTTAATTCGGCGTCCGGAATTTCCGCCCCACAGCAGGAGCATCCCCAACTTCCTTTTTCTTTGTCGAAGAAAATATATTCTTCTTCACATTCTTTTTCATATAGCCACTCTCTTATATTTCTCGGTATTCTCGGAATCTGATTTATTAAATCCTGCTGCTTCTTTGATTTCTGCATCTGTGTAACCCACCTCTTCTCTCGATTAAATTCCATTTCCAGATATTCTATTTTTTCATACCAATCGCAGTTTCCATATCCCGCTTTTTTCAAAAATTCCTCTGTCTCTTTTTCCTCATTTTTAGAATCAAATTTCAAATCATTCATGTCGAATCCATAGGAGCAATGATAGTATCGATAAGACTCCATCGGATTTCCTCCCAAGCATGTGATCAGTTTGGACTGCTTCTGTTTTTCTCCTATTTTCTTGTATCCATGTTCCCCTGTCTCTCTATGAATGCAATAACGTGATTCCCTTACTTTATCCGTATAGATGTCTAACAATAAAATGTCTCCGATATACTGTGGTTTTACGATCCAGCCTTTCTTCTTTGGTTTCTGTTCCTGTATTTTCTCTATCAATCTCCATCTCACAGCTCTTTCAACTCTCTTTCTTCCGTTAATGTATACCAGGTATTCTCTTTCGCATCTTTTCCTACTTCAAACACTTTTGCACTCTGTATTTCTCCTAGCTCCGACTCTAAAATCAGTCCTAAAACGCTTCCTTTCGCGCCTTTTACTTTCGGATTTGTTCCTCTTGCAATCGCAATCCCATTTTCTTTTGTGCTTTTCGCTTCATTTCTCAATACACTGATATTCTGTGTTTGCTTCTCCCAGTCTCTTAGCGGATGCTTTACAATGTACATCATTGCGTACCCAGCAATCTCTTTTACCGTCAATTCTTTTAAGAGCGTCATTTTCGTACAGACCACCATACTGCATCCGCTTTCTTCATCAATACTTCCTTCCGCTTTCACACTAAAGAATCTGTTCTTTCCATCCATCTCATACCAGGTCATGCAGTCTAAGATGTACTCTGCACAATGGAATCCTGTTGATCTCGTCTTGCTTTTTTCTTCGATATAGGTCTTTCCCAACTCATACTGATAAATCCCTTTTCCACAGTTTGCCGTTAGATCTTCTGTGAACCCCTTAAATGCAATCATTTTTCATCTCCTAGATAATACTTTTCTGTAATTTTTTTAATTTCTGCCTTCCCCGGTATTCCCATGTAAAGAGGCGGTGTTAATTTTGCCGCTTTTACAATCTCTTTCGGCACTTCCTCTTTTCTCTCAAATGCGGATTTTAAGATTCTTCCCATGCATTCTTCCAGTCGTTTTCCTTTTTTTCTTACTGCAAGGGCTAGTTCTCTATTGTCCATGCACTGCTCTACAATCAGATCCTTCCAGTCTGCCATTATGTCTTTTAGCTCTAGTTTTTTTGCTTCTAAACTCAATTTTCCTACTGCTGCCAGCTCCGCCGTCGTCAATTCTTCGATTGCACCGGTGCAAAAGTCCTCTGCGTCCTCTTTGTCCAATCCGTTTTCTTCGGCAATTATATAGATCGCCTCGATATCTCCCTCTGCAAGCTGCGCAACAGCCGCTCTGTTTATCTCTTCATAAGAATCAAATTCTCCAAATTTCTCAAACATCTGTTTTACCTCCCTTGCCATGCTGGCTCATTTGCCATTTTCTTTTTCTTGCCTTTTACGTACTTATCACATTCCTCCGGTTTGCATCCGCGCCTTTCACCTGTGATCAGGATATAGTCACAGCCTCTTCCTTGATAAGCTCTGTAGATGCATGTCTTACACCGTTGTCGTTTTTTTGCAGCATTACGCCGTTGTTCTTCGTAGCTTTTTCTCTTCTCCTCTATCTCCGAACTCGTTACGCTCCACACCATACTCTTAATCGCACTTTCTGTGCGATCAATTTTCATTGCCATGACCTGTGTTGGGATTTTCCCCCAATTTTCTTTTACATACTTACGTTCTTTTTCCGTCCATTTTCTTCCCATTTCATCACCCTCCGATTTCGGACTTTTTGGCGTTTGTCGGACTTTTTAGTCTTATTTTTGCCTGTTCCATCATCTATTTGCTGTATTCGTTACGACGTTCCCAGACAAACTCCACTTTATGCTTGTCCAGTTCTGCAGAAATCTGCTGCCAAAGCTCCTTGTGCGCTACATTTTCCCCTTTAATCGTCTTCCAACCGTTAGTTTTCCACATTTCCAAGTTGCCATTTTTACAATTATTGTTTAAAAATGTAGAATCTGTATGCACCTCAAGGACACACTCCTTATTCAGTCTTTTCAACGATTTTAGGAAAGCGCATAGTACCGACTTGTGGTATGTTGTCTTTTCCGCACGGACAAAATCTTCTCTCGTCTCGATTTCTCCGTCTTTCTTTCGATATTCGACTACTGCTGCATACCAGCCTTCTCCCTCTCCTGTCCGAAGTGGACCTTTTAAAGAGGTTTCTATGTATATTTTTACTTCAAACATTTTTAAATCCTCCTATTCAGCCTGATCATGGTGTATCTTCTATACCGATATCCCGTTACCGGATTGATTCCCTCATAAACAGATGCTATGTAATAGCCTTTCTGCGGTTTTGGTTCTTTCTTCCACCTGATCCGCTTGTCTACCTTTGGTTCCGGAAGTGGCATATTTTTACTGATGTTGTAATTCGCCTGACTTAGCCTTGTCTTTCCTCTCGCTCCATCTGCTTTCGTTTCTGTTGTATATTCATCTTTTGTCATGTAGCTGGCGAGTTTTGTAAAATCTTCGTCGTAATACTGGCTGTTCCGGATTTCTATCGACCACGTTCCGCCTTTTTTCCAAGCTCTCTGCAAAATGCCCGCCGTGTCTCCGCATTCATTCATCACAACGTGGATGTGCCACGCTCCGCGCGTTCCCTGTTCAATATTTCGAAACCAAAAACACTCATATCCACGCTTTTTAAACTCTTTCCTGACTGTCTTCATGGCGTCCTGAAAATCTTTCAGTGCTGCTTTCATATCCTCCGGTCTATTTCTCACTTCGTAGGTCCATGTAGCAAAGACGTCGCCTGGTCTTATGTATTCCAGCATCCTCCACCGACACCGTTTCATCTTATTCAGCGCGTTTACCTTCTGCATCTGTTCCTTTGTCGGTTTTTCTTTCTTTTCTCTTCTCTTACCAGGTGCTCCATATCTGCCGTCATGGTTTTCTTCTATATCGATTATTTCTCCGCCTCTAAATTCCCTTTTCTTCCTGTTTATCATAATTCATCATGTCCTAACTTTAATATTCTTATCAAGTCGAAAACGGGTTCAAAATCCCCATTTTCCTTGACTTTTCCAGTCCACAATGATATTATAATTTCAGGTATTGAAATTAGTGTTCTTTGTGAACCGGCTGACATTTGCAGATGTCAGCTTTTTCTTTTGTCAATCTATCGTTTTCACTTCCACTCCATATTTCTTCGCTATCTCTTCTGCCTTTTTTCGAACTTCTTCCCTTGTTCCGTACATCGCTTGCATGTTTGTTACATTTCCACTCGGAAATGAAATCGCGTGCGAATATCTCACAATCTTAACCGGATTTTCCATCATTCTTTCCCAAATAGCATTTTAAAAATTTTCTGTGCCAGTTCCTTTTTCAACTCTTTATCACTTAATTTACTTCTGCGTATAATTTCTTCCATATCTTTCTTCGCTTTCTCTGAGCCGTGCTTATCTGTCAGCAGTTCTTCCACTGCTTTCAGTATCACTGCTGCATCCGCCATGATCTCATCCTCTGTTCCCTCAATTTTTACAATTCCTTTTTTTGTATTTATCATTTCTTTTCTCTCCTTTGTGTGTTATACTATGTTTGGTTTAATTGTGTAGCGCCCAAAGGTTTGCCGACCTTGTAAGGGCGCTTTCTTTATAGCAACATTGATATCGCTGTAAATTCTCCAGCGATAAAACCAAACCCTGCTGCGATTGCCATTCCAATCGCAATCATCACTCCTCGAAAAATCAGATCATCACGCTTCTCTTTCTCAAGGAGCTGTTTTTCTAATCTCTTCTGTCTCAAAACGTCCGACCTATCAAACGTCATAACCTGAATCTCTGGTTTTTCAACCACTGTAATCTCATTCATTTCACTATACCTCCTACCAAAATCGCATTACCTACAACTCCGACAACGATTAACATCGACACAGTAATCGCAAGCTTATACGCAAACACACGCTCTTTTCTTAAGTCCCGTTCATGCCTGTTTCGGATTCTACGCTTTTCCCACTTCGGGAGTGCTTTTCTTCTGTTCCAGTTCATTTCTTTCCCTCTTCCTCTTTCTCAATTTCTTTAAGTAGATTTTCGAGCTTAAACAGCTCTTCCACTTTTTTTCTTTCTTCGAACTCTTTGTCCCATGTGATTTCTCCCATTACTTGCATTAACTCCAGCATTCCCACAACTCTGTACTTGTGCATATCACATATAATTCTTGCAAATCCCGAATTCTTCATATACTTATCTGCTTTCAGTTGCTTCTTTACCCAATCTAAATTTTCATTTAGCAATTTAATGTATTTCTCAAACATGCTTGTCCTCCTTTCTACCGCTTACGCGGTTTTATCCTTTGCTTTTCTATCTTGCAGTGCTTTCTGCATAAAATTTGCACAAGCATCTTCTAAATCTTCTTTTGTCGGCAAACGACTATAATAAACATATACAACCGCTTTGCTTGTTTCGATTTTTTTCTCTTTCATGCATCTCCCTCCAATCTTTAAAGTGTATGTATTACCGTTTGTACTTGTTGCGTTGTCCACCGAAATCTCCTATACTGTAATTACAGGGCACCGCCATGTCCGAGTAAAAAGAAATGAGATTTCTTACATGAAACCATTTGATGAATTCTGGACTTCTATTTCTGAGGATGATTTTTCCGAAATCGCTAAAAAATGAACTCTAGCTTAGATAAAATTCGTGAAGAAACGGAAGATCCAAAAAACTTATTCGGAAATCAAATCGCAATAACGAGCGCTGCATTTACTCATGAAATTTTGTCTCGTTATCACAACTGGCTTTCCGAGCAACTTGAGAAATAACTCTTTCATCAAGTGTTATATTGGAACCGAACTCCATGCTACTCCGAATGGCTTGGAGTTCTTTTCTAATAAGAACCAATTCTGTATAAATTTTCTTCAACATTTTTTTCACCTCCTATCCTGCTTTCTTACTGCTCTCAATCAGTTGTCTGTCTTTTAATGCACTTGCGTAAATGATCACTTGTTTTCTGTCCTCTTCCCCGAGGTTTTCAAGGATCTGCATTAATTCTTCGCCGTCTTTCAAATCTTTTTCTGTTAAATGCTTCATCATATTTTTCACCTCCCTCTTCCACTTTGAAATACTCATTTTTTACACGGATCATTCTCTGCCAAAAGCTCTCCTTCTAAACTCCAATACTGCGTCACAATTCTACTCATGTCCTCTTTTGTTCCAGTTCCTTTTAGGGCTGTTGTTCTTATAACTTTAATGACTTCTGCTGAATCTGTTCCTCTTGTACCTTCCATTTTCATCACCTTACTTTCTTGCTCTTTCTCCTCTTTTCTCCTATAATTCACTTACAGGCATCTGCCAATGCCGAGTATTATGAAAGGAGAACTTCACTATGCAATTAGATTATTCCTGTGTTCGCAACATACTTTTAACCGTAGAAAAATACGAAACTCTGTATGAACCTGTTTCTTTCAGTGATTTCCAATTAAAATATTACGATGACTATTTATCTGAATATGCTGTCGACAAAATCTTGTATCATGTCCGATATTGCATAAAATCAGGTCTTTTATCCGATGTATGTGCGACTAAGCCATGGGGGAAACTAGATTTTGACTGTTGCTTAGAACCTCTCGGTCATGATTTTTTATGCAACACTCGCACCGAAGAAAAATGGTCACATACCCAAGCAATTTTATCCAAAATAGGTGGAGCTAGTTTAAAGGTCATTTCCGCTGTTGCCGAAGGTGTAACAACTTCCCTAGCTAATAAATATCTTCCAACTGAAATTGGAAAAATCATTTCCTAAACCATTTTTCTACAGCTTCCTTCGATGCAACATCTATACACCGTTCCATTTCTTCTTTTGTTGGTTCGGTGTATCCTTTTTCTACAATGTAATAAACAATTGCTGTGAATTTTACTCTTTCTATCCACCATTTGACCGTTGCTATCACTGTTGTAATAATAAATATCACTGTCCACATTTCTTCTCACCTCACTTTTCTCCCGCTTGCTTGTTCCTTGCAAGAACATAATACATCTTTTAGAGAACTTTGTCAACTTATTTTTGTTCTTTTAAAGAACTTTTTCGATTGACTTTTTCGCCGGACAGTGATATTATCAAATTGTCAAGTAATATAATTCGCTTGAAAGGAGGGTCTGATTTGCATAATAGAATAAAGTTATTAAGAAAAGAACTTAATCTTACACAAGAGAAATTCGGCGAAAAACTTGGAATGAAAAAAAATTCTATTAGTCAGATAGAAAATGGCGTGAATGCTTTAACAGAGCAATTGCTCGTTTCTATTTGCAGAGAATTTAATGTGAACGAAAGTTGGCTCCGAACCGGAGAGGGAGAAATGTTCTCAGAAGTGCCAGCGGAAGATGAATACTTCAAAGCTGTCACACAGATTTCTAAATCTAATGACAAACTTGCCATGCAAGCTATTATAGAATATTGGAAGCTGGATGATGTGAGCAAAGAGGCGCTAAAGAATTACATATATAAAATTGCAGAAAAAAGCAGGGAATAAATTCCCCGCTTCTCATTCTGTCAGATTCTTGACTACCGTGTAAATAGATATGAGTATTTGTTGGTCTTCAATTTCTTTGACAATTTCAATGATTAGTTTTTGATAATCTTCATTGCTCATATGTACCCCTCCCGTCCGTTATGTTGAACACACGTTCGAAATCCCTTGTAAAATAATACTACTACTAATTTTGTTTTATTTCAAGAGATTCTCGAACATTCGTTCTGAAAAGGTGCTTTATCTAGCCCCTTTACTATATATACACATGACTAACGGAAATCTAACGCGGTTTTGGGGAATCGTCCGAGAACTCGGACACTTATTTGTAATCAGATTCATAAAGGTCGGAAATGCGAATTTTGAGACCTTTTGCAATGGTTTCTATCGTATCTATTCGTGGCATGGTTTTCCCGACTGCTATATCATTTATAGTGGATTTCGGAACTCCTGTCATAATAGATACTTGACGTATAGACAAATTTTTATCGTACATTATTTTATCCAGTAGCATTTTCATAGTGGCTTTATTTTAACCGTTGGAACCATGAAAATCTACAGGTAAATATTGGAAATGATATAACCGCTACGGCGTTTATATATAAAGGGTTGGTCACCCTAAAGATGTGAGCTAAAGAGAAAGAGAGGAAACAAAATATGAGATGTCCAAAATGTGGTGGAGAACACTGCCAAGTTATTTCCGAAACAACATCAAAAGGTAAAGATTTTTCCGCTGGAAAAGGTTGTTGCGGAGCTGCCTTATTGGGGCCAATAGGAATTTTATGTGGTGCCTGTGGGAAAGGAAAGCAAATTAACTCAACAAACTATTGGGTTTGCCAAGATTGTGGCAATAAATTTAAAGTATGA